AAACATATATCAAGATGTACAAAAAGAGTTAGATAAAATGTATTGGTATGACAAAAAAGTTTTTGAAATAATTAATAGTGGAGAAAGCATAGCATCATTATCACGCAAAACACATATTGCGTATTACTCTTTGTATAACACATACACCAAAGTAAAAAAAAGATTAAAAAAATTATTATGAAACTAGGAGATTTAATTTATTACATAACTAAATACACAGGCATAAAACATTTGGTTGAAACCTATCATGCTTTAAGGGGAACAAAATGTAACTGCGATAAAAGGAGAAAGTCCTTAAATAATATAAAAATTAAAAGATGGTAAAATTTGAAAAAGATGACTTTAAAAAATGGGAAATATTCAGGAACAATCCAAAATCCACTATATCAGGTAAAGAGTTTGACTTGGTATGCGACTTGCACTCACGATATAAAAAACATACATTTTATAAACCCTGCACATGTAATCCCAAAGAAGTCAAAAGATGGATAGATGATTTAAATGATATTTGGAACTCTGGTTTATAAACTTTTTGTTTATAACTTATTTTTTTGTATATTGGTCATGTGAAAAAATTAAGTGACTATAATAAAAAACTAGCAAAAGAATTTATAAAAAGGTACAACCCTATTGAAAATCAAGACTTAATTGATTTAGAGTTTGTTCCTGCAACACTTCACGAAAACATATACAGCCACATTGATGGCAAAGTTTCTTTTACAACACAAACAATAGAAACTCACATAGGCACAGACATTAAAGATAGAAAAAGCATTAAAAGAGGTCAGCCAAAAAACGATAGATATTTATGGGTTGAAATAATAAACGACCATGGATATCATGGGTGGGCATTTGGTAAAGCTCATTTTATAGCTTTTAAACAGGCTACTCAATGGTTGTTTGTGTGGCGACAGGACTTAGTTCAGTTAATAAAAGACAAAGTAAAAAAAGTATATGTAAAAGACTTTCCATTATATAAACTTAAAAACAGACATGGAAGCAAAGATGTAATTACGCTGATAGACAGCACAGATATAAAATCAATTAAAATACCTAGAAAACTATGACACTAAAACAACAGATTGCAGATTTAACAGAAAAACTAGCAGAAGCTAAAAAGAACACCTATGTAACAGACACAACAGGTTTACATTGTAGCATGGGAGAACTCTATATAGATTACAATATTTGTGGAGAACAAAGGCATTTAGTAATAGACATTAACGCTTTATACCCTGACTTGCCATTTATTATAGACCAAGTTTGTAAACAACAAAAAAAAGACCAAAGAAATATACTAGATAATATAAAAGAAACCTTAAAAGATATATAAACATGAAAACAATGCAATTAAAATCAACAAAGACTTATTCTATTTTTAATAAAGTAATTGGAAATAGAGACTTAAATTCTAAAAACTTAAATAGAATTAAAGATTCAATTAATCAAATAGGTTTGCAAGTTCCTATTTTAGTCAATGAAAACAAATCTATCATTGATGGTCAACACAGGCTACAAGCTGCCAAAGAACTACAGATACCTATTACTTATATCGTATCTAACGAATCATGTGAGGATAATATAGACCAACTACAAATCAGTAAAAAATGGACTGCTTATGATTTTTGTAATAGAAACGCTTTAAGGGGAAACAAAGATTGCCAAAAAGCAATTAAAATCGCTGAGGACTGGGCACTTGAAACTAATGGAAAGTTTAGTAAAATAAACATTATTACCTTATTAGACAAGCAAACATCATTAAACACTACAAACAACTTAAGGAACAACACTTATAAAATAGATGTTACAGCAGCCATAAGGGTTTACAATGGTTTAAAAATATTGTCATTAAATAATAATCCAAAATTTAAAGCATTCACAGCCACAAACAGCAGGGTATTAAAAAGAATAGATAATATCATAAAAGGAATTGATTTTAAAGTTATTGAAAAAATGACTAAAAAAAATTATTTGACTGGATATACAAATGGTACAGACCAATTTAATTACTTAATGGACTTATATAAAAAACACAAATAATATGAAACATGAACACCATGCTTTTGAAAATCAAATCTTTGCACATTTTCGTGAAAGAGCAAAAGCAATTACAGATGCAATAGAACTCTTAGTTGAACACAACTATACTGTAATAGACTTAGAGGATAATTGGATACAGAAAGACAAAACAAAATACAAGACATGATTTTATTAATAGACGCAGACAGTTTAATTTTTGCAAGTTGTTATCGTTCTAAGAATGATGTTAATTATGAAATATACCCAGATAATTTCTATACTAATATAAAAGATAGTATAAACAAATTTGATGAACAGTATATGAAAATAATAAACGACTTAGAAGAACTATACGCTATTGACAAAGTGGTTACCTTTAATGGTTCAAAGGGTAATTTTAGAAAGCTAATAACGACCAACTACAAAGCCAATAGAAAAAAACAAGAACTTCCCCCATTACTACACCCTATGCATCAGTATGTAAAAGACAATTATGATAGCAAGTATGGTTTTGGAATAGAAACTGATGACCTAGTAGCTAGGTATTGGAAAAGGTTGAGTGATGAGTTTGGCAGGGAAGAAGTTATGATAGTAAGCATAGACAAGGACTACAAGCAGTTTCCATGTTTAATGTATAACTACCATTACAAACATAAAGTAATACTAGATATAAGCGAATCAGAAGCGTTATACAACTTCTATGAGCAAATGATAGCAGGAGACACAGCAGACAATGTAAACTACTTTAAGGGAAAGGGTAAGAAGTTTGCAGAGAAATATTTTAAAGACTGTGGAACTAAATATCAATACACAAAAAAATTGTATGAATTATTTAAACAAAAATACAAAGGTAAAGCAAAACTAAAATACATAGAATGTTACAACCTTTTAAAATTAAGAACATGAGTGAAAATTTAAAACCAATACAGATAGTAAATAAAATAAGCAAATTATCTAACTTAGATATTTTTGAAAACACTAGAAGAAAAAACCATGTGGAAGTAAGGTCTTTAGTTTGTTATATACTAAGGGAAAAATTAAACATGCGATGGACTAATATATCAAAATTTTTTAATGATAATAGCAAAACAATGACACACGCTAGTTGCATACATTCTTTTAATAATTATAAAATGTATTGTAAGTCAAATAAAAAACTAAAAGAAATAGAAAAATTATTTACTTTTAAAAGCAAACTTACAATAGATGAAATAGACAGAGTGCATTACCTAGAAAACAAATGTAAATTACTAGAGAGTAAATTAACAGAATGCTTGACCATAGAAAAAAATTAATTTAAAATCGTTATATAAGTATGAAACCTAATAAAATCAAGATATCTAAAATTAAAAGCAACCCCAATAATCCAAGAGTTATAAAAGATTATAAGTTTAAAAAATTAATGAATAGTATTGTTGATTTTCCAGATATGCTTAAATTAAGACCTATAATAGTTGATGAAAACAATATTATACTAGGTGGTAACATGAGGTACAAAGCGTGTTTAGAACTAGGTCATAAAGATGTTTGGGCAGTTATGGCAGATGATTTAACAGAAGAACAGAAAAAGCAATTTGTTATAAAAGACAATGTAGGTTTTGGAGAGTGGGATTGGGATTTGTTGGCTAACGATTGGGAAACAAAAGAATTAAAAGATTGGGGTATAGATGTTTGGCAGCCAGAGGAAGCAGTTGATTATAGTGTATTAGATGAGGTTGACTTAGATAGTGAGATTGATAATATGTACGAACAAACAAAGAAATCTATTATATTAGAGTTCCCAACAGAAAAATATATTAATGGAGTTCAACAGGTTTATGAAAGTTTAAAAAAGAAAGAAGCTGATTTGTCTGACATCTTTTACAAAGCTATGTTAAATGCAGATAAAAAATAGTATATTAATCATAGGTCAATGTGGTAGTGGTAAAACATGGTTATGTAAACAGCTAATAAAACAATATAAATTAGACCAGAGTTGTAAAATTAAGACCATACATTTTAAATCTGATGGTCAGATAAGTGTGATGGGAAAATTTGTTGGAGATGTTTTTGATGGTACTGATAGATTAAGTATGTCTGTAATGAAAGATATTAATTCTTTACAATATGTTCAGAAGAAACATAACATGCTAATTATTGCAGAGGGAGATAGGTTTATGAATAAAACTTTTATAAATAAATTTAATCCTTTTATATTAAAAATTAATGATGATGGAACAAAAGGCAGGAAACTAAGAAACAGCCAACAAACAGAAAGACAAATAAAAACAATAAGAACTAGAGTAAAAAACATACAGCATAATAAAGAAGTTAAAAATAGTAATGATGCCTTTGAGTTTTTAAAAGAACAAATAAATATATTTAAGAATGGAAATATTAAACCTAGTTAAAAAAGAACACGACATTAAGATTGGAAGAAGATGTGATTATATGCCATCAACTATAACAGAAAGTTGTTTGTTAAAATTTGAAAATAAAGTTATAGGATTTTATTTAACAGACTTACCCACAAAGCTGAAACAATTTATTACAATAGCTAACAAAGAGTTCTTAAGTGATAATGTGCCAAAGTCATTATTAGAAAGAGCAGAAGTTATGCAAAACCAAAGGAAGTATGGTATAACTCGTAAACAAGCACAAAAACTTAGCACAGTACAAATGTCAACTATACTAGGAGGTGTATTAGCTAAACCTCATCTTAGACGACCTTACAACTCTGTTAGCACAGTACATAGGGAAAAGTCAGCAAAGACATTTATAAAAGCCATGTTACTTGCTTGTTTAGAAAGTGAGAAGTTAATTAAACAATACATGCCAGAACAATACGAAATACAAAAGAAAATAATAGAAGAAACAACTTTAAAAAAATATAGGTTTGGAAACTTATTTACTAGTAGTATATCTAATTATAATATTGCAGCACCCTTTCATCAAGATAGGGGTAATTTAAAGAATACAGTAAATGTAATATTAACAAAAAGAAAAAACACAGATGGAGGTGCTTTGACTGTTCCAGATTTTGGTCATACATTTGAACAAGCTGACAACAGCATACTAGTATATCCTGCATGGTATAATATACATGGAGTAACCAAGATTATAAAGCACAACAAAGATGCTTACAGAAATAGTTTAATCTTCTATCCACTAAAAGGATTTGACAAATAATATGAACAAAAGTAGACACATAAAAAAGGAATCAATGCTTAAGGCATTAGAAAAAAGTTTGGGAGTAGTTACAGTAGCTTGTAGAAAATCAGAAATACCTAGAAGCACATTTTATAAATGGCTAAACGAAGATGAACAATTTGCAAAAGATGTTTCAGATATTGAAAACATTGCTCTTGACTTTGCTGAAAGCCAACTACATGAACAAATAGGCAATGCTAATACAGCAGCTACAATATTTTATCTAAAGACAAAAGGAAAGAAAAGAGGATACATAGAAAGACAAGAAATAACAGGCGTAGATGGATTACCTAATAACTTTCAAATAGAGATAATTGATAAAACAGAAGATTCAGACTAACATTGTATACAAGCATTGTGTTAAAAGTAAAGCGAAGATTTTAGTTGAGCAGGGTGGAACTAGGTCAGGAAAAACATATAACATACTGCTTTACATTATATTTCAATACTGCGTTAATTACAGGGGAAAGATAATAACTATTTGCAGGAAATCATTTCCTAGTT